CCGGGCAACTCTTGGCCCCGGTGCCGCAAGCGCGATTTCGAGTAGCCGGTGAGCACCATCACCGCGTCGATCTTGAGCGGCTCGTCGGGCTCGACGGCGTGCACCGGCGGCGGGCTCGGCACGGCCAACTCGACGCACGTCGCCTTTGCGACCTCACAGTGCCCAATCGTCTCGATGGCGTCGCCGAGGCTGGCGGCATTCAGGGCGGCGCCGAGGGCGAGCTTCACGGCTGCCCACTGCTGCCCGTTCGCCTTGGCGTGGATCGTGGTGTGGCCCCCGTCGTCATCCGTCCACGAGTGGCTGCCTCCCCGTCCGGAACGAATCTGAAAGGTTGCTACGTTGGTGTCTGGACGGAAGAACGCCGAAGTACGCCCGGCGCGCGATTCTGTCAAGAAGATTCCGCGTGGTGCAAAGTGAGTCAGCGTCAGGACGGCGGCGTGCGGGTCGCCGCGAGCCCCCGGCGCAGCAGCAGGCGAATCATATCCGAGGTCTTGCGCTCCTCGGCCGCCGCTTGCCGCTCGACCTCCGCGAACAGCCCGGGCTCGACGTAGATGCTGCGGCGCACCGGGGCCGTCGGGTCGCGCGGCTGAGGGGGTGTTTTCGCGCGCCGGATCGGGGCTCGGGGTGTACGGCGAGGCACAAGGGTGCACTTCTGACACTATTGGTCCGTCGCGCAAGCCTTAGAGCCCTGAAACTACAACGTTTTGGTCCAGATTACACCTTGACGGTGCGCTGCTTCGGGAGCCCGGCGAGGGCCCGGGAAAGCGCGAGTTGCGCGGCGGGCTCCGAGTGAATCAGGGCCGCCCACGTGAGCACGGCCCGGGCATCCAGGACGACGCCCGTCCGCCGCCAGCGCTGGAGCGTGGGGAGCGAGATGCCGAGGGCCGCGGCCGTGGCCGTCAACCCCCCGGTGGCCTGGATGCTGCGATAGACGATGTTGACCCGGATGCGCGGGCGGTGGCGACCATTGGGGCGTGGCATGCCCCCTGCCATACCCGCGAAATGTATCGCGGTCAATTATATCATCCTTGACACATACCGGGGGCGGGAGTAGTCTCTGAGGGCATGAGAACACGACGCTCGCAGATTGACTTTACGGCCTTGTGGGACTGCGCCGCCCGCATCGGGGGCGCGACCGTTCGGTGGCGCGAGTCCATGCGCCTCGAGGTCACCGACGCGGAGGTCGCCGAGGCCGCCCGCGAGCTCTCCTGGCGCCACCCCGAGGCGCGCACGGGGCGCTCCTAATGCGCTACGCCGCGCCCCGCGCCGGCGCCGGGCCGAGCACGCGCTTGCGCACGGCCTCGGGGTCGAGCTCGAGCGTCGCGCACGCCGGGCGAAACGCGAGCGGCCAGCGCTCGTCGTCGTTCGCAAGCCACCGGACGGCCGCCGCGTACGGCTTCGATTCGCGTGGGTAGCGGCGGAGGTCGTCGAGCGCCGTCATGAACACCGCCAGCACCAAGCGCCGCTCCCCCGAGAGCTCCCGACGTCGGGCCAGGAACGCCGCGAGCGGCGCGGCGGCGTCGGTCGGATCCGGGCCCGCGTCGGGGAGCGCGATCCTGCGTTGCCCGCCCGAGCGCAGGGCGTCCCCTTGCACCCGCAGCCCCGACACCGCAAAGAATGCCACGCTAACCGCCGGATATCACATGGCGCCCGCCGAGGAAAAGCCAGCTATGCAATCTGACACCATGCCCGCCGAGGCCGCCGCCGCGGCCCCCGTGCCCGCCCTCGTGCCCGATGTCGTCGCCGAGGGGCTCGTGCTTGGCAACCCCGAGGCGCTCGCCGCGCAGCTCGAGAGTTTCTCGAAGGCGCGCGAGCTCTTTGTGGACTGGCTCTTTAACCGCCTCGTCGCCGGCATCGACTACATGCTGATCCACCGGAAGGTCGGGCCGCGGAACGCGAAGACGCAATGCCCGGGCGCCACCGACAACCGCGGCTCGGTCTGCCCGACGTGCGGCGGGAAAGCCACGCTCTGCAAGCCGGGCTCGGAGAAAATCTGCGGGCTCTTGCAGCTCCGCCCCCGCTTCAAGCGCGACGTCGATGCGTGGGAGATGCTCGGCGGCGAGGCGGGGTTAGTGACGCTCATCTGCGAGCTCGTTACCTCGACGGGCGTCGTCGTCGCCGAGGGCCGCGGTGCCCGCCACCGGGACCAGGATTTCGGCGACGTCAACAAGACGCTCAAGATGGCGCAGAAAAGCGCGCAGACCGACGCCGTGCTACGGTGCGCGGGGCTCTCGGAGATCTTCACGCAGGACCTCGAGGACATGCCGGCCTTCATGCGCGACGCCGATCCCGACACGGCCGCGCCGTTCGAGACGCCGCGGCGGCAGAGCGAGCCGACCCCGGCGCCGAAGGCCGCCGAGGAGGACTTGACCGACACGCTGCGCCGCTCGGTCGCCGAAGCCGCGGCCCGCAAGGCGCCCGCCACCCCGGCTCGGCCCGCGCCCGCAGCACCCGCCGGTGACGACGTGCCGCCCACGGACGCGCTCTCCAAGCCGCGCGTCGGGCGCTTGATGGCGCTGCTCCACACGGCCGTCGAGCGCGCCGACGTGCCGCAAGAGGCGCACGAGGAGATCTTCACCCGCGCGCTTGACTGGCTCGCGGGCTGGGTGGCGACGACGCAGGGCCGCGCCAAGGTCACGCATTGCAGCTACAAGCGCTACGACGAGCTCTGCGCGCAGATCCCGGTCGCCGTCGAGGCCGCGTTGCAGGGCGAGCGGCGGCCCGCGCCGCGGCTCGTGCGCCGGACGTACGCCGCCCCGCGCCGCCCGCTCCACTGAGGGCCCCCGTGGCGACGCTCCCCACCGAGACGGCGGCGGCCGCGCCGCGTGTCTTGAGCTTCGATCCGACGGCGCATGCGTACCGGGTGGACGGCGCCCCCGTCCCCTCAGTGACGCAGCTCTTGGAGGACGCCGGGTTGACACCCGATTATGCCGCCGTCCCGCCCCCCGTCCTGCAACACGCGCGAGCCCGGGGAATTCATATCGACGCGTGTTGCAATCTCCTCGACGCCGACGACCTCGACTGGCGGAGCGTCCACCCGGAGGCGCTCCCGTACGTCGAGGCGTGGCTCGTCTTTCGGGAGTCCGAGGGCTTCACGCCGATCGCCTCGCAAGTGCCGCTCTATCACCCGACGTACGGGTACGCGGGCACAACCGACGTCGTCGGCGTGCTGCCAGGGTCCCGCCCGGCGATCGTCGAGCGCAAGGCGACGGCCAAGATGGCGGCGACCTACGCGCTCCAGACCGCCGGCTACGGGCTCGACGGCATGTGGTATGCGCCCCCGGGCGGCGGCGTGCTGTCACCCGTCCCGTGGGAGCGCCCCGTGCGCCTCGGCGTGCAGCTCCGCCGGGATGGCTCGTATCTCTTGGTCCCGTACGACGACCCCGAGGACTTGGCAGCGTTCCTCGGCGTCGTCGCGCTCGGGCGGTGGCGGAGCGCGCGGCGTGCCTTGCAACCCATCCGGCGGGCGCGGTAGCGTTACAGCATCCTGGCGTGTTCAAAATGGCGTGGAATGATTCGCGGCAGAAAGCGAGAGATTGCCTTATGAGAACCTTGTTGCTCGCGGCGAGCTTCGCCGTCCTTGTCCTAGTGCCCGGCCGTGCGCGCGCGGTCGACTACTATGAGGACTGGTATCAGCGAAACCAAGAGCAGTCGCGTCGGATGCAAGAGCAGATGGAGGACTCCCGCCGCGCCATGCACGACCGGCAAGAGGAATACAACCAGCGCCTACAGCAGCAACAACTGCAAGAGCTCCTCGACGGGCAGCGCCGCCTTGAGCGAAACGCCGACTAGGTGCGGGGGGCCGCGGCGCGACTTGCCCGCGGCCCCACCCCCGCGGTAGCGTTACACGCGATGGCAGGGAAACGGAACGGGCGGCCGACGCCGATGGACAAGCTGATCGAGGAGAGCGTGCAGCGGGCGCTCGCGACCTGGCTCGCCGGGCAAGCCGTCCGCGCGACCGAGGCGCTCACGGCCGAAATTTGGGCCGACGAGCAGTTTCGCCAGGATTTCTTGGCGACCGCCCGCGAGGTCGCGCACGAGACGTTGCAGCGCTTGCGCCGGTGAGCGCCATGGGCGAGCTCACCGCTGATCTGCGGCTGCTGAAGTGGATGGTCGGCACGTTTGGCGTCGTGCTCGTCGGCCTCGTGGCGGGCCTCTACGCCGTGCTCTTTACCGTCGTCGGGCGGTTGCCAAAATGAGTCGGACGGTGCATGAGCTCCCCGACCCGGGGCCGCCGCGGATCCTCGGCGTCAACACGCGCACCTATCCCAAGCAGGGGGCCGACTACCCCGAGCACGGCGGTTGGGACCGCGAGGGCTGTACCGTCCTCGTCGTGCTCGTCGCCGGTGATCCGCGCGTCGGCGACTACGCGGCGTATGCGGGCGCCGGGTCGCCCGAGTGGGTCGTCCGCCACGGCAACAAGCTGTCTTTCGCCGAGGCATGCGTCCACTTTCCCGGCGGTCAGCTCGAGGCCGCCCGCTACCGAGAGCACTAGGGCTCGTCGGCCGCGCGGCGGAGCCGCTCGAGCGCATCGTCCTCGAGGGTGGCGAGCACGTCGGGCGGCAGCGCCGCGGTGATCTCGAGCGCGCCGAGCGTGACGCGGAGCTCGACGGCATCGGGCTCGGGCGCCGTCCACGGGCCGCCGCGCGCCCCGCAGATGGCCATGACGACCTCGACCGTCACCGGGAGCTCGAGGTCGACCGTGTAGGTCACGCCGGCGGGGCCTGGACGATGCCGAGGACCGTGAGCACGCGCTCGAGCGTCGCCGTGACGAAGGCGGCCGACCCGGCGACCTCGACGTCCAGGCCGTCGGAGCGTTTCACCTTGACCGAGGCGGGCGTCGCGTCGGCGGGAGCGGCGTCGGCGTGGCGGGAGACGGCCATGGGCGGATCCTCCTCGGGGCGGGCCGTGTAGCACGCGGCCCCGGGCGGGCGTCAATCGCCGACGTAGCGGGCCTGCTCGAGGTCGCGCACGAGGCGGGCCAGGTATTCCGCGAGCGGCGCCCGCGTCGCCTGGCTTGGGCGGCGGTCATCGAGCCGGCGGAGGTACGCCTGCAAGTGCTTGACGGCAAAGTCCAGCCGCTCCGCAAGCTCGCGTTGCTCCTCGTACCACTCGCCCGGGTTAGTCGCCATGTTAGCCAAGCACCGTCGGAAAATTCAGGCGGGCGTGGGAGCCGCAGACCGCCCGCAGTACGCAGTCGACCGCGCGCGCCGCCTCCTCCTCGTCGCGGAAGCGCCCGAGGTAATGCCAGCGGCCGTCCACCTTCGTCGCGGCTTGCCACCGGCCTTTGAACCACCGCACGCCGCGGAATCGGCTCGAGCCACCTTGGAGCTGTTGGGTGGGATGCGACCACGAGGCATTGCTAGCCGAGTTGATCACGGACGAGGTCCGCAAAAAACCCCGGGGCCGCCGAGCTCACCGCGGTTAAGCGGCCGCCGCCCTCGATCGTGGGCCGCAGTGCGGTCCAGGTTTCCATCGCGTGGTCCCAGAACGCGACCTCGTCGGCCAGCACGCTGGTAAACGTGTGCTGGCGGGCTTGCTCCTCGCCCTCGCCGAGCGCCACGATCTCCGAGCCATTCGGGAAGCGGAGAAAGCCGATTGAGTACTCGGTCTCGCACGGCGGAAACGTCGCCGGCAGGTGATCGTGAATGAATTTGGCCCGTCGCACGAGCTCCGCCGACCCTTCCGTCTCCGTCTTGCCGAGCTTGCGGGCCATGAACGCGACCTTCGCATGCGGCGAGAACCGCGCGAGCCAGTAGTTGACCGCGACAAAGAGCCACGTGACGACCATGCGCCGGGACTTCGGCACGGCGAGCAGCGGATGCTCCTGCCAGCGGCGGACCAGCAGCTCGGCGTACGCGTGCGTCGGGTAGCGGCGCACGCGCCCGGTCACCTCGTCCCGCGTCCACACGCAATCCCGCACGAACGCCCACGGGTCGCCGGCCGCCCCATACGTCGCGAGCGTTTTGCGTTGCTCGAGGAGCAGGCGCGCCGCCGCGCGCATGGCGAGCGGATGGTCGGGGCCAAGCACGCGGCTCGCGCCGGCGCCGGGCTCCGCCATCACCCCGAACCCTCCGGCCCCGGCAAGAGCCCGGCCACGCCCGCAAAGCGCTCGGGCCACTCGCCCCGCGCCGAGAACGCCTCCAGCTCCGCATCCGAGAGCTGCTCCAAGACATGCAGGTGCAGATGCGCCGTCCGCGCGATCTTGTCGCCGCTGGTCGTCAGCACGAGATCGGCGGCCCGAATCGCATCCGCATCGCGCTTGGCCCGCCCGACCCGCGCCCCGGTCGCCCGGTCCTTCCGGCCGCCCGCGAGCTCCGCCACGTGCTCCATGACGGCCGGTGCCGCTGCCTTCGCCTGCGCCGCCACGCCATAGGTGCCTCGGAGAACGCGCTCAAGTTGCGCCTCGCGGATCCGTGCAATGAGTTGCTGGACCGCAGGTTGTTGCAGAACCCGGGTGATGGCATTGACGGTCGCATAGCCTAAGGCGCGGGCCGTTTCGGCGACGTCGTAGCCCCCGAGATGCATGACGGCCACGGTCCACTGCCGGGTGCTCACGCCGCGCACGAGCGTGTCAAGCGAGAGCCCGCTCAACTGCTCGACGAGCTCGCGCTGCGCCGCAAGGCGCTCGGCACGCCGGCTGCGCCGCGCCGTGTTCATCCGGGCCAGCCGCTCGGCGACCACGTCGGGCGACGGCGTCCAGCCCCGTTTGATGCCTGGCCCCGTCCGCGCGCTCATGTCCACCTCGCGCGCCGCTCGCAGACCGTCACGAACTGATGGCAGTTGCAGCACAGGAGCACCATCCCATGGTCCGGGAGCGCGAGCGCACGGCGATACCGTGACCACGTGCGCGCCCCTTCCCCCGAGACGTGGCCCCCAGCCTTGCGCGCCCCCCGCACCGCGCCCCCGTCCCCGTGGCGGTGATGCACGGTCAAGATGTTCGGCTCCGCGAGCGCGCAGGGGCCGTGATGCCAGCAGGCGTGCCCGGCGCAGCTACAGCGATTGCCCAAGGCGTGGAACACGGCGGCCTTGTTCTCGGCGAGCCGACGGCGGCGATACCGCCGCGCACAGGCCAGGTCGTCGCACCATCGGCGGCCAGGCTCCAGCCGCGTGTGGCATCCCGGGCAGCGTCGGCGGTGCTTGCGCCGGCGCGCGGGCCGGTGACACCGCGCGCACGTCCGGTAGAACCCCACCGCATAGTGCCGTCGCGCCGCGCGGACGCCACACTGCGTGCACAGGGGCCGCGCGTCATACCACGGGAAGCGCCCTTGTGGCGCGCCGTCGGCGGTGGGTGTGCGGTCGGGCACGGCACGCGGGCCGTGTAGCACTGGCGCCCGGCGGAGTCTACGGTCGGGCGGCCGTCGGGCGCGGCGGCGGTAGACTCATGGGTCACGGCACCCGAACGGACGTCGGCCCGTCCTGGAGAGCGCGCCCGTCGTGGCTCGCGCTCGCGCGCTCCCGGCCCGGCCAGGCGCGGGGTGCCGCATCCTGGCCAGCCAGCCAGCTAGCAGGCCAGCCAGCAGGCTAGCCTGACAGTGGGGCTTGCCAGGGGGTATCGGGGGGGTGCGAGCGAGCGGAGCGAGCGGCTCTCCCGCGCCCGGCGAGGCGTGCGGGGGCGGATCGGGTAGCAAGCTAGCAGCTGGCCCTGGGGAGGCAGGGGGGTGGGGGCTGGATCGACCGTGTGGTCTGTCCGGTCTGGGCTGGCCGCCGGACCCGAGCCATCCCCGACCCGGCCTCTCGGGTGTGGCCCCGTGGGGTGGTGAATGGACAAGTATCATGCCCGTCAAGGGCCTCAAAGATCGTGCCAAGGCTGTGCGTAAGGCGCTGCAGCGAAGTGCCTGAGTTCCTTGGGGGCGGCGGTCCCGCGCGGCCATCGTGGAGGCGGGTGGGCGCCCCCGGCACGCCCGGGGTCGGGAGGCCGGGGGGCCGCAGGAGATGGGGATCGCAGTGCCCGGAGGCACCGGGATCACGCGCAGGCGTAGCCGAGCGCGGGGCGGGCCGTCAAGCGGGGCCGAAGCGGGCTCGACGGCCCTTGTGGGGGTCGAGCGAGGTCGTCACCTGCCAGGCGCCGGCATGGTGGCCGCGCCGCGCGATCTGGACGAGGCCGACGCGGACCAAGGCGGCGGTGACGGTGCGGAGCTCGCCGGGGGAGCAATCGAGCCAGCGGAGCAATTGGCCGTCGCGGACGACGCGGGTCCCGTCGGCGCCGGGCCGGGTGGCCAGCACCAGCGCATAGGCGAGGCGGGCGGCGGGGGAGAGGAGCGTGCAGCGGAGCACGGCGCGGGGGAGGTGATTCACGTAGCCGTGGGGGGCGAGATTCCCCCGGCTGAACGGGGGCGCGTCCGGCGGGATGGCGGCGGCCGGGTGCGCACGCCGGGGCGGGGGCCCGGAGGCGGCGGGACGCACAGGGACCGGGGGCGTGTAGACACGCGGTCGCGACCCCGGGCGCATGCGGGGGGACGTAGCGCACGCGTGGCGTGTTGTCGAGGGTGCCACGTTCGTGTGGCACGGGGCTTGACGACCCCCGGGGGCGAATGGCACACGCCCGCCCCGGCCACGGGCCATGCCGACCCCCCCCGAGCCGGTCGATTCTGATCGCACCGCCCCCGGTGTTTCCCTCGGGGTCGGCCGGCTCTCCCCCGCGGCCCGGCTGCTCGGCCGGGTGCTCGGGCTGCTCGAGCGGCTCGACGCCCGGGACGTGACGGTGGCGGAGCTGCCGGGCGCCGTGGCCTTGGCCGAGGCTGTCGTGGCGGAGGCGGCGACGTTGCGCACGCGGCTCGCGCGGCGCCTGGCCCCCGAGGTCTGGCCGTTGCCGCCGACGGGACGCCCATGAGCGCCTGGGCCCCGTGATGGCCGCGATCCTCGCCGTGGGGCTCGCCGCGTGCCCGCCGGCGCTTGCGACCAAGCGCGCCTTGTGCGCCGCAGTGTGCGCCCCCTTCAGTGCCGCCGTCTGCGCCGCCCTCACCGGCCGGGCGCACCGCCGGTGCGTGGCGGAGCTGACCACCAACTGCGTCCGGACCGATCCGTCGGTGTGTCCCGCGGCGGCGTCGAGCGGGCCGCCCGGGCCGACGGGTCCCACCGGGCCGCCCGGCCCCGTGGGCCCCCCGGGCGTGATGGGCGAGGCGGGCGTGCCGGGCCCGGCGGGGCCGGCGGGGCCGCCGGGGCCGCCCGGGGCCATGGGGGCGGCGGGCCTCGTGGGGCCGGGGGGTCCGACCGGCCCGCCCGGGCCGTCGGGCGTGTCTGGCTCGACCGGCTCGACTGGCTCGACCGGGGCCACCGGCTCGCCCGGGGAGCCGGGCCCGCCCGGGCCCCCGGGTCCCCCGCTCACGGTGACGATCCGGCAAGTCGTGCAAGCCGTCGGCCGCGCGCAGGCGGGACAGGTGATCACGGCGACCGTGCCGTGCGCCCCCGGCGAGCGCGTGCTCGCGGGCGGCGTCGTCTCGACGATCGCGGGCGGCACGGCCTCGGACATCGCGCGGATTCACTTGCTGTTTTCCGGCCCAGCGAGTCCGACCGCGTGGAGCGCGGCGAGCACGGCGGTCTCGACGCTCTCGCAGACCGCGCGCCTCACCTATACCGCGTCGGCCCTATGCGCGCCCTCGCCCTAGTCTTCCTCCTCGCCCGCCTCGCCGCGGCGTCGCCCGCGTCGCTCTTGGCGAACGCGCCGGCGTGCCATCCCGTCGCCGGACCGTTTTCCGTCCTCGGGGAGGCGCTCGGCCAGGAAGCGGCGGAAGCGATCACCAACGGCCCGACCGCGCTCGCCGCAATGGGCGGGGCGATCGACTCGACCCAGAGCGTCCTCGGCCCGATTTTCTTGGATCACGCCCGGACCATCGGGCAGGGCCGGCTGAATCTCAACGTGCTCGGGCAAACCGCGGTGCTCGGCCAGGAAAATGGCGTGGCGCTCGACCCGCCGACGCAGACCGTCGTCTTCGGCGCCCCCGTCGCCGCCGCGCGGCTGACCTTCGAGGCCCGGATCCGGCAAGCCGCCCTCGGATTGGCCGCTACCTACGGGCTCGACGACCACGTGGACCTGAGCGTGCTCTTCCCGATCGTCTACACCAACGTCGCCGTGACCGCGACGCGCCAAGTGACCGATGTCCTCGGCCCCGGCGGGCGCTTTGTGCCGGTACACGGGCAGCCCGTCGTCACCTCCGCAGAGCACACGGCGGGGGTCGCGCAGGGCGATTTGACCGTCCGCGCCAAGTACTGGTTCGCCGCGCACTGGGCGGCGGTGCTGGCGTGCCAATTTCCCACGGGCGTCCCCGAGCTCTTGACCGGGACGGGCCACTATTGGGTCGATCCGAGCCTCGTCGTCGCGGTTCCGCTGGCGCTCGGGCGCGGCATGGAGGTCGGCGGCTCGCTGGGCATGCTGGTTGACGCCTCCGACCCGGCGCTCTCGAAGGTCGCGTACGGCGTGAGCGCCAGCGCGGTCGTCATTCCCGAGCGCCTCGGCGTCGTCGTCGAGGTCCTCGGGCAGAGTGACGTCACGGCGCGGCTCAATCCCGAGGATACCGCCGTGCTCACCCTGCTCGCCGACCGCACGCTCGCGCAGCAGCCGGCCCTCAACCTGTTTTTCACCCGCACTGACCAGGTGAACCTCTCGACGGGGGTCCGGATGCCGCTCCTTGTGGCCGGCTCCTTGACGCTCATGCTCTTTGTGACCGCCGTGATCCCGCTGAACCAGCAAGGGCTCCGCCCGAACGGGGCATTTGTGACGCTCGGCATGGGCGGCACGCTCTGAGGGAGGCCGCGCGATGATCCATCGCCCCTATTTTTTCGATTCCGTGCGATTTTACCTCGATGCCGACCAATCTTTTGACCAAAATCAGGTCGATGGGCTGTCTGCGCTCCTCGATTACTACGAAACCGTCGGGATCGAGGGCGTGGGCGACTATGATGACCGCTATTTTGCCTATATTTGCGCGACGACGTGGCACGAGACGGCCTGTACCTGCCAACCGATCGCCGAATACGGCAAAGGAGCGGGCAAACCCTACGGGCAACCCGCCGGTCCCTACGGGCAATGCTATTACGGGCGCGGCTACGTGCAACTCACGTGGTATGACAACTACGTGTGCCAGGATACGAAGCTCGCGCTCGGGGGCGCGCTCGTGAAGGACCCGGATCTGGCGCTCGACCCGGAGATTGCGACGCAAATCCTTTTCGGCGGCATGCGGGACGGCGATTTCACGGGCAAGAAGCTCGCCGACTACTTTACGCCGACCGTGACCGATTGGTACAACGCCCGACGTATCGTCAACGCGACCGATCAAGCCACCACGATCGCCGGGTATGCTGAGAAATTCTTAAACGCGATTGCGCACACCTTCGCGCCGCCGCGCGCGGCGTGAGAGGAGGAGGTTCGATGTCGCGACGCCCCGAGGACGAAACCCCGCCGCCGATTCCCCCCGCCGACGACGACGCCGTCAAGGACCTGGAAGATCCCGAGCCCGAGCCGCCCGAGGAGGACGACGAGCCGGAAGACGCCGGCGCGTAGCCCATGCCCTGGTACTACCCGGAGACGCGACCGCAACGCCGCCCGCTGACGACGCCGGTGCGCCCGGCGAGTGGCGGCACCGGCGGGCCGCCGACAGGCCCGGCCGGCGGCGATCTGACCGGCACGTATCCCAATCCCACGATTGCGGCGAATGCGGTCGGCAACGCCGAAATTTCCGACGTCGCGTATGCCAAGGTGACCGGCGCGCCGACGTCGCTCCCGCCGAGTGGCGCCGCCAGCGGCAGCCTCGCGGGCACGTATCCCGGCCCGACGCTCACGACGACCGGCGTCGCCGCGGGCACGTATGGCACGGCGGCGAAGATCCCGCGCGTGACGCTCACGACCGAGGGCCGGGTGAGTGCCGTGACGGAGCTCGACGTGGCGCCGACGGGCGGGAGCCCGAGCGGGCCCGCCGGGGGCTCGTTGGCGGGCACGTATCCCAACCCGACGCTGGCGACGAGCGGCGCGACGGCGGGCACCTATGGCGACAAGTACAATGTCGCCAAGGTCACCGTGAATGCCGAGGGCCGCGTGACCACCGTTGTGCAAGTGCTGATCCGCGCGCGCTGGGGCTGACGTGCCGTTTCTCGGCGCGCGCGGCGCGGCACCCGACCCGCGCGGGGCCGCCGCGCAACCCATTCCGGGCGTGACCGAGTGGCGGTGTCCGCGGAACGGCGTGCACGTCGTCGAGGTCCACTACACCGCCGACCCGGCCAAGCGCGATCCGGCGTGGAAGCGGGAGGCGATGCGCGGCATGCCGCCGCGCGGCTGGCAACGCGAGTTCGAGATCGCCTTCGATCTCGCCGCCGGCGAGCCGGTGTTGCCGGAGTACGTGCCCGCCGAGATGCGCCGCCCGTTTCCCGTGAGCGCCGGCGCGCGGCTCTTGCGCGGCTGGGATTTCGGCCAGGTGTGTCCGGTGACGCTCTTTGCGCAGCTCGACGTGTACGGGCGGCTCGGCTTCGTCGCCGAGCTGGTCCTCGAGCATGCGAATCTAACGACACAGATCGAGGCGACGAAGGCGATGACGCTCGAGCTGGTCGGTGCCGCCGCCAATTGCTTCGATGCGGGCGATCCCGAGGCGTTGCACGAGATGGAGCTCGGGTCGATTCGCGCCGCGCTCTTGAAGCACGGGATCATTCTCCAGACCTTCGGCGGCCGCGGCGACGCGTCCTATAACAACTTGCGCGACCGGCTCTTGCGGCGTGTGCGCATTCCCGGCGAGGAGCTGCCGTCGCCGGCGTTGATCGTCGACCCGCGGTGCCCGATTCTCCACAGCGCCTTTTCCGGCGGGTTTGCGCGGCACGGGAAAACGGGCAAGCCGATGCCGACGCATCCTTACAAGGACGTTTGCGATGCAGCTAGATATTTGAACGACAACTTACAAGGGAGCGCCAGCGAGTGGATGTTGAAGCTCACCCAGATTGCGAAGGCGGACTGTGCCTGGTAGAAAGCCAGAGGATATGCTGGTCCGGTTCTGGACGAAGGTCGATGACCGGGGCGGCCCGACGGCGTGCTGGCCCTGGCGCGGGGGGCGCACCGGGGCGGGTTACGGGGCCCTCCAAGTCGCGGTCTTACCCACGGGTCGGCGGATGGATCTCGCGCATCGGATTGCCTACGAACTCCATCACCGCGAGCCCATCCCGGCCGATATGACGATTGACCACCTCTGCCGGGTGCGCCATTGCGTCAACCCGCGCCACCTCGAGGTTGTTTCGCGCGGGGAGAACGTGCTGCGGGGGGAGGGGCGCCCAGCGCGGAACGCACGCGCGACCGTGTGCGTGCGGGGTCACCCCTTCGATGCCGAGAATACCTATCGCACGCCGCGGGGCGCGCGTGCCTGTATGAGCTGCCATCGCGTACGCAATCGCCTCACGATGGCGCGTTGGGCGGCGCGTCACCGTAGGCGCATTGACGCGACCGGGGGCTGACCGCTACACGGGCCCGCCCGAGACCCTCGGGCATGGCACGGCGAGCCGCCGGCGGCGCTGCAGCCGCCACGTTAGGCCCCGGGCGGGGCGACCCGCCGACCAACCTCGCGCTCGACCCCGAGATTGCCGCCCGCGTCAAGAACGAGTTGGTGCCGCTCGTCCGCCGCACCCGCCAGGAGCGCAACGGCGTGCTCCGCGAGCGCTGGCTGCGGTACTACCGCATCTGGAGCGTCCGGCACGACCAGCAGGGCTACCGGGGCCGCACCAACACGTATTTTCCGCTCGGGCGCCGCTGGATCGAGCAATGGGTGACGCGCCTCAAACGCGACCTGTTCCCCGACCAAAACTGGTTTGCGTGCCGCGCGCTCCGCGAGGATTTCGAGGCGCGTGTGCCCGCCAAGGTGGCGCTCCAGAAGTACTGGATGCGCCGCCACATGCGGCTCCGCACGCACGCGCTGCCGTGGCTCCGCCAGCTCGTCACCTACGGCACGTCGCCCGTCCGCAACGTCTGGCGTTGCGTCGAGCATGAGCAGACGGTCCTCCGCGACGTCCTCGACGATGACGGCACGCCGTCCGGCCGCACGGTCGATCAGGTGGAAAAGGTGGCCGACTTCCTCGGGCCGACGTTCGAGCCCGTCGACCTCTTCGCGTTCTACGTCTGGCCGCCGACCGCCGCGGGCTTGGCCGACGCGACGCTCGCCTTCGAGGATCGCTGCGTGCCGCGGAGCCGCGTCTATGCGCTCGCCGACCGCCCGCTCGATCCGGCCCATCCCGATGCCGGCAACGTCTACGAGGGCGTCGGCGGCTTGGTCGACCTCTACGATACGGCGATCGCGAATCGCACCGGCGGCGGCACGCGCAACCCCGAGAAATACGACGCGCTCGCGCAACGGCTCGCCGACAAGGGCTTTACGGCGCCGCTCGACGCGAACGTGCCCGCGGCGCTCCGCCCGCTCGATCTGACCGAGTGCATGTGGACGGTGGACCTCGAGGACGACGACCCGGCGCCGTACTTGGTGACGCTCGGCGCCGACGAGATTCCGCTCCGCGTGCAGCGCCGCCCCTTCTTTCACGGCGGCTCGCAATGGCTCGTCGGCCGCTTCGTCCAGGTCGCCGAGGAATTCTACGGCCGCGGGCTCTGCGAGCTCTTCGACTACATGCAGTACTTCGTCAACGACCTCGGGAACCAATCGGGCGACGCGTTCATCTGGTCGACCAACCCGATCGCGGTCGTCGATATCGGCGCCGTCCAGGATCCGACGTCGCTCCGCATGGCGCCCGGCGCCAAGTGGCTCGCGAATCCCGCCGGCGTGCAGTTCACAACGCCGCCGCAAGGCGCCGCGCAAGCCGGGTTCGAGGCCGTGTCCAATTACGTCGGGCTCGCCGATACCTTGGTCGCGCCGACGCCAGCGCGGCCGATGGCGCCGCAGCAGCAAGGGCCGCAAGACGCGGCGGGCTTGGCGGCGCAGCTGGCCGACTCCGCCGTCGACCTCCGCGCCATCGTCGAGAATCTCGAGGACGACGTCATGGTGCCGCTGCTCGAGCGCAGCGACATCCTGACGCAGCAGTGCCTCGACCGCGACATTATCCTGAAGGTCGCCGGGGCCGACGGGCTCGAGCTCGTCGAGCACCCGATCACGGTCGCCGATCTCGTCGGCGAGTACGAGTGGGAATGGCTCGGCACGACCAACGCGCTGAACCAGCAAGTCCGCGCGCAGCAGATGGTGCAAGGGATCGCGCTCCTGACGCAGGTGCCGCAGGACCAGCTCGGCGCGCAGGGCGTCACGATTGACTGGCCGTATGTGCTCCGCACGTTCTGGTCGGTCGGGTTGGGGCTGCCCGATGCCGACCGCGTCATCAAGACGGCGAAGCTCGAGCCGTCGGATTGGCGCTGGGAGAACGCGCTCGCCCGCGTGAATCGTGCCGAGGAGCTCCGCGTGTCGCCGCAAGACGATCACACGGCACACATCCAGGGGCACCAATCGCTGCTCGAGAGTGACAGTCTGACCGAGGACGCCCGGACGGGGCTCCAGGCGCACGTCCACCAGCACATCGGGCTCGCCATCGCCGCCGAGGCGCAAGCGTTGTCGCAAGCCATGGCGCAGCTCGCCGGCCCCGCCGGTCTGCCCGGGCCACCCGGGATGCCCGGGCCCCCGCCGGGAGCGCCTCCTGGCCTGCCACCGGGACCTCTCCCCATGCCCGGCGGTGGGCCCCCTCCTCCGCCGGGGGCGCTCCCGCCGGGTGCCCCGCCCGGGGCGCCGCCGATGCCGCCCCCGATGCCGCCCCCCGGGCCGCCCATGGGGGCCCCGCCCGGGGGCTTCGTGCCCGGCATGCCCGGTGGCGGCATCAACGCGCTCGCGCGCCTCCTCGGGCCGCCGACCGGGCCACGGGGCGGCGGGCCCGCGCGCCCGCATAGCGACGCCCGCAACCGTGCCAAGGCGGTCCTGGGCATCCGGCCGCCGGCGCCGCTCGGGCAGGGCCGCGTCGGGAAGACGCGTGGCATGGCCGACTTGTTCCGGGGCCTCCCGCGGCTCCCGAAGGTCTGAGGAGACACGCATGGCGAAGACAGGCACGCTCTTTGGGAAGCCGCGCGAGGAGGTCGTCAAGCGCCCGGGCGCGTTCACGGCCAAGGCGAAGGCCGCCGGCAAGTCGACCGGGGCGTATGCGAAGCAGGTGTTGAAGCCGAGCTCGAGCGCGAGCACGCGGACCAAGAAGCAAGCGGCGCTCGCGCAAACCTTCGCCAAGCTGCGCGCGGGCAAGGCGAAGTTCCTCGTACCGCTCATGCTCGCCGGCATGCTCGGCACGGCGGGCGCCGTCAATGTCTCGTGTCCCAATGCGTGGCTCGTTGGGCCCGCGCCACAAGCCGCGGCCGCCGTCGGGCCGAATTCGGTGACGCCGCGGGGCTCGACGGCGCTCGTCGTGCAGGCGATTTCGCCCTCGGGCACGGCGACCGTCGTGCTCGAGATGTGCTGTAGCCCGATTGACTGTAGCGCCGCAGGGACGTGGGCGCCCGTCACCGGGGGCTCCATGTCGCTGGCCGCAGCGACTCCAACGCAAGTGCTGTCGGTCACGTCGCCGATGTGCACGTATCGCGCCAATGTCACGGCGTGCTCGGGATGCGCCGTCAACGTCGCGGCGGCATGTGGCCCCTAGCGCTCGCGGCGCTTTGCGTCGCCAGCACCGTGTGGGCCGACCCGGCGCGTGTTGGGTGCGGTCCGGCCGCGGCTGGGTGCGGCCCGGCTGGGCGCGGTGGCCCCGCTGGTGGGGGCGGCGTGGTGGTGGTGTCCACCTACACGTTTTGGGCTGACAGTGAGACGCCCGCGAACACGTCCAATTCCAACAGCAACAGCAATATCGCGATGGGGTTTGCCCCGATCGTCACCGGCTCGATTGCCGCGATTCAATTCTACAAAATCAGCACCGACACGGGCACGCATGTCGGCACCGTGTGGCGGGAAACCGACCAAGCGCTGCTGGGCTCCGTCACGTTCAGCGGCGAATCGGCGACCGGCTGGCAAACGGCCACGCTCTCCCCGCCCGTCGCGGCCACGGGGGGCCAACGCTACCGCGTTGCGGTGTCGCGGCCGGCGCAACCGTTTGCGCAGATCTCCGCGTTCACGGGCATCACGGTGGCGGGCGTCATGGCCATGGACAACACGGCGTATTACGTCCTCGGGAGTCAGACGGGCTACCCATCGACGAGTTTTGCGGGCACGTCCTTCGTTGTCGATGTCATTTTCACGGTCCCGTAGGAGGGCAGCATGCCGCTGATTCAACTCATTGTGGTCCTCATCGTGATCGGGGTGCTGCTCTACATCGTCGAGTCGCTCCTCCCGATCGACCCGGCGATCAAGAACATCATCCGCATCATCATCCTGCTCGCCGTCGTCCTCTGGCTGCTCTCGCTGGTCGGCCTGATCCCGGCGCGGATTAGCCGTGCCGAGGGCGCCCCGCCGCAGCACTCGGCCGTCACCTAACACCGCCCCCTCTTGACACGCCCCGGGGGCGCGCGGGGCTTGACAACCCCGGGGGGGTAGGCGCTAGACGGCCCGCCCCACGATGGCACGCAAGGCGATGCCGCCGCGGGGCAAGGGCAAGGCGCTCGTGCCGCCCTTCGGCAAGGGCAAAGGCAAGGCAGCGGTGCCGCCGCTGAAAGGCGCCGCGGCTGCGCCACCCCGGCCCGTCCGCGGCCGCGTCGTCACCGTACCCGTGCTCCCGATCGGGCCGCCGCGTCGGCCCCCGGGCCGTGGCATGCCGCCCCGGATGATGCCGCCCGGGCCACCTCGCGCGCCGCTGGCGGCCGAAACGCCGCGCGCCGAGCGCCTCGAGGCGCCGCCGCCGCCGCCGTCGAGCCGCGCCGCCGTCATGCGGCAACGCGGCGCCCCGCAGACCATGGCGGCACTCCGCCGCGGCAAGGTGGCCTTTTAGATGCTCGGCGCATCTGGCGGCGTCGATCCTCACGAGCTCGGCGAGCTGACACGCGAGCTCGAGGTGAGCGGGTATCACACCTATCTCCGCACCTACGTCGAGGGGCGCATCGCGACGCTGCTCGTCGACGACGTCACCGACCCCTACGTCGCTATGAAACGCCGCGGGCAAGTCGAGGAGCTCCAGCGCCTCATCGTCCCGCTGTTCGTCAAGTCGCTCGCGCTCGCCGCCCTCGCCCGCCGCGCCGAGGCCCGCGCCACCGCCGAGGCCGCGCGCCCGGTGCCCCCCGGCCTCGAGCGCGCGTGGTGGAGCGACCCCGTGGACGAGCTCCCGATTCCCTGAGAGGACCGCCATGGCCGACGAGCAGCTGACGCCCGCCTCCGCACCCGCCCCGGCCCCCGAGGCCCCCGAGGCCGCCCCGGCGGTCCCGGAGGCCCCCGGGGGCGCGCCGCCGGCGGAGGAGTGGGGCGCCCGGTTTGCGCGCCTCGAGGACCAGCTCGCCCGCGAGCGCGAGCAACGCGCCGCGCTCGAGGGCACGCTCCGCCTCCTCGCCCCGCAGCCGCCGCAACAGCAAGGGCCCATGCCGCTGGTCCGCCTCCCGCGCGACCAAGCGCTCCGCATCGCCGCCACGCTCGGCGGGCAGTGGACCGAGGAGGCCGTGCAGTCCCACGCGCCGATCTTCGCCGCCTTCATGCAGGAGCTCGCGGCGCCGCTCTTGATGGGTCTCGAGGGCATGGCCGACACCGTCGACTTGATCCAGGTGCGGCAAGACGTGCCGCAGTACGAAACGCAGGCCGAGGAAGCCGACCGCG